GCGAGAGTATTAGCAGATGAATCAACTGGCTTCCCTTCCTTCGCACATGGTCAGACAGGCGTATCGGGAGTGGGCCGTACTGCCTCTGGTATTTCTATGCTTATGTCTGCTGCCAACGGCAGTGTACGGAACGTAGTTAAAAACATTGACGACTATTTGCTTGCACCACTAGGTAAAGCATTTTTTAATTTCAACATGCAGTTTGACTTTGATACAGAAATCAAAGGTGACCTAGAAGTTAAAGCCCGTGGTACAGAAAGTTTGATGGCCAACGAAGTACGTAGCCAACGTCTTATGCAGTTTATGCAGGTTGTATCTAACCCAGCACTTGCACCATTTGCTAAAATGGATTATATTGTTCGTGAGATTGCTAAGTCTATGGATCTTGATCCTGACAAGGTTGGAAACAACATGGCACAGGCAGCAATCCAAGCTGAGATCTTGAAGAAGTTCCAGCAGGAAAATCCACCACCAGCTCCACCCCCTGGAGTAGCAGGTCCACAAGGACAAGCTCCACAGGGCCAAGGAGCAGCCCCAGGAGTGCAGGATACCGCAGGTGGCGGGGGTGGTAACATCGGAATAGGAACGGCCCCTCAGCCAGGAGAACAAGGCTTCTCTGGTAATACTGGCCCACAGGTACAATGAAACTCGTCGTGAATAATACTTTAAAACCTTTTGTAAACAATCCAGAAATGTATAATCCATTTTTGGAAGAAATCATGAGACGAATTGATAACGTACATAAACGCCTTGAGCAGATCAATGACGTAGAGGAATTGTATCGTGCTCAGGGTGAAGTACGTATTCTCAGATCCTTACTACTTCTTAGGGAACATGTAAATGGCTGATTATCGTAAACGCCTTAGTGATATGACAGACGAAGAACGTGCAGAAGTAGCACCTGGTTCTGCAGCATACGGTAATTTTCTTGGAAAAGCTGAAAGTGGAAAGCCATTAAGTGTTCAGATGGTTGAGATGGGCTTGGAAGTAGCTACTCCACTAGGTACTGTAAACGATATCCAAGCAGAACTAGAAAAAGATAATCCAAGCTATGCCAAGATTGCTGGTATGGCTGGGCTAGAGCTTTTAGGTCCAGCTGCAAGTGCTGTAGAAATGGCAGCAAAAGCTGGTAATAAAGGGTTACTTCAGAAGATTTTAGATTCTTTTAAGAAAAAAGAAACTGACAATAATTTTGAAGATTTACCTGCATATGATGATGATGGAAACCTTGACAGTGTGCTTACTGATGAGGGTGTAGTAGACGATATAGCTGAGTTAGAAGCTCAAAAAGCTTCTGGTATGTTTAATACTGAAATAGATGTTTTATCTGCATGGCAAGCTGGTGTCTTAGATGTTCCAGAGTATTTTGATGAAACTTATAAAGTTTTAAATAATAAATTAAAATACCTAAAGCCACCTGTAGGCGGTATTGCTCCAGAGTGGTCAGAGTATGGTCGAGCTAAAAGATTTGTAGATGTCTATAATGCATTTGGTAGGGATGAGATCATACAGCTAGCTAAAGATTACCCTAGTGATGTTTTAGATGGGGATCTTGTAAGTAAATATCAGACTAAGCTAGGAGAATATGCTGATGAGCTTGGAGTATCTCCTCAAGATGCTATAGAAGTTATTAGGGATGCTAGATCTATAGTTGGCTACGAACCACTTACAGAGGTAGCTTTACCTAAAGCTGTTGACACTGGGGATATTTACCCTAAAAAAGCTACAGAGTATTCTAGAGATCCTTTAGCAATGCCCCCTGGAATGACGGCTACAGATAAAGCTGCATCTAAATTAGGTTTTAATGACACTGTGTACCATTTAGCAGTAAATGAAAGTGAGTTTACTGAGTTTAAAAACATTGATGACATGATTCCTGAAATTGGGGATGGCCCAACAGATAAATTTCAAGGGACTCCTCATGATCTTTTAGGTGCTCATGTAGGTACAGCAAGGGCTGCTGCAGAAAGGAATAAAATAAAATCTGGAAGTATGCTTGCTAAAGATCGTCCAAGATTTACTATGGAGCTTAGGGCTAGGTTAGATAAACCTGTTAGACCTGAAGCATTAGCCAATATGGTAGGTTTAGATTTAAAAGAGCTTACACTAACTGCAGACGAGTTAAATTTTACTGAAGGCGATCTTAAAACTCTTATTAAACAAAAAGCTAAAAATATGAATCCTGGAGAGAGTTATATCTCCACTACTATGGAAAATAAAGCAGCTATAGCTTTACGCAGAGAACTTGCTGAGGCTGGCTATACACACATCCCTTATGAAAATTCTTTAGAGGATATGGAAAGTATTAGTTACATTATGCTTGTAGATCGGCCTAAAGACTCTCCTGCAGTGTTAAGAGATACTAGAGCTAAGTTTGACCCAGAGCAAGCAAATAACCCAGACTTAAGATTGGCCGAAGGAGGCAAGGTAGGTAACATGAGCATGAAGAAACAAATGTCACTATTCGAATACGGTGGTATTGCCGATGATGGCATGACCAAAGATCCAGTATCTGGCAACAATGTACCTCCAGGGTCTCTTGCTAAAGAAGTACGAGATGATATTCCTGCTATGTTGTCGGAAGGTGAATACGTTGTTCCTGCTGATGTTCTTCGTTTTTACGGAGTAAACTTTTTTGAAAATCTTCGTAACCAAGCAAAAAACGGCTTGCAGAACATGGAGCAAAATGGTAGAATTGGTGGAACTCCAATGACACAACAAGATGTTGCTCGTAATATGCAACAACCTATGGCACCAGTTCAGGCAGCTCAAGGGGCAATGATGCAATCCCCTATGAAAATACAACAAAGACCTGCACCACAAGCTATGGGTAATTCAGGTATGCCTATGCAAGGTTATTCTGGGGAAGATGGTTCTGTAGTAACAGGAGATCCGAGACCTAATCAATATAGATCAGGCTGGTCTCCTGCAAGGGCACGTTGGTCTTCTCCTATGTTCCAAGGTACATCTTCTCAAGCAGCTAACGTTGCTGCAGCAGCAGAAGCAGCAGAAGCTGAAGAAATTACACAGTTTAGACCTCACTACAACCAAGCAGGGGAAAGTGTACAGGTTAAGTATGTAGGTACAACCCAAGAAAATATGAGGATAGCTGAGGGACAAGACGATATAATTGCTAAATACCCACTAACTGAACAAGAGTATAATGCTTATAAAGCAGAGATGAATAAAGGCTCTGGTGGCGATGACGGTGGCGGTGGCGGAGATCCTACACCTACTGGTTCTGATACTTCTTGGATGGATGGCATTGATTTTGGTGATCCGGCCTCTGTTAAAGAGTGGGTAGAGTCTGATAATGGTTTAGGTATGTCTTCAGCAGCAAGAAAAATTGCCGGTATGGGAGGTATTATAGGTGGAATACCTCAAGTAGTACAAGCCCAAGATATTGCTAAAGTTAGAGGTATTCGTGACTATTATGATAGCATAGGTGACGAAAATATGGTTAAATATCTAGATGGTGAACTTAAAGAGGCTATGAAAGAAACTGGTCTACTTACATCTGCCCTAGATAAATTAGGCCTTTTAACTGGTAAAAATTATTTAGAGCAGGTAAAATCATTTGCCCCCACTAGCTTAGACTTACAAAAAACATTTACTCCAGAGCAACGTAGAGAGTTTACAGATACCTCTGGTGACATGGTTAAAGATGAAGGTGGAGCCTCTGTCTACAAACCTGGGGGTATTGATGTTGCAATGGTTGATACAAGTGATGATGGTCCATCACTAACTGCTGCAGAACAAAATGCTATTAATAAGTCAAGAGCTAGATCTGCAGCAACTAAAGCAGCAGTGGAAGAAGCTTTTGAATCTGGTGCTTCGACAGACGATATTGCAGGTCTTCAAGAAGCTGTTGAACAAGCAGGTGGTACTTGGGCTACAGGTGGACGTGCAGAAGGTGGTTTAATGACCAAAGGAAAACCACCAAAAAAGAAAACGAGAAAGTATAATAAAGGCGGACTCGCAGGTAAAAAATAAGGCTACCCAGCTACGGCTGGCCCCAACATAAGGAGAATATAATGCCTGAACTAGCAGAAGTAGAAACACCAAAGACAGCAGGATTTGTTGATCGAGGTTATAACTACGATAGAAAACGTAAACGTATGGAAGATGAGGAAGAGGAGATTAAACGTCTTGAAGCTCAACAACGTGGCGAAGAATCTGAATCAATTGAAGAAGAAACTACCAAAACGGAAGAGACCGATACAGAAGTTGAAGAAACAACGTTATCTGCAGAAGAAAGATCTTTTAAAAAGAGATATGGTGATTTAAGACGGCACATGCAAGAAAAAGAAAAAGAGTGGAACGAGAAGTTCCAAGCTTTTGAAAAACGCATGGAAAAAGAATCTATTGTTCCTCCAAAGTCCGATGAAGACATTGAAGAATGGGCAAAGCAATATCCAGACGTAGCAGGTATTGTAGAAACTATTGCTGCTAAAAAAGCTCAAGAAATGTTTAGTAAAGCAGATGCTAGACTACAAGAGCTGGACAAGGCACAGTCAGAAGCAGAACGGGTTAAGGCAGAGAATGCTATCCGTAAAGCACACGAAGACTTTGATGATCTACGTGCTTCTGATGAATTTCATAATTGGGCTGAAGAACAGCCTAAGTGGGTACAAGATGCACTATACGAAAATGCAGACGATCCTGCTTCAGTAGTACGTGTTATTGACTTGTACAAAGTAGATAAAGGCCTTACTAAAACTGCAAGAAAAGCTAAGGCTAAAGACGCAGCCTCAACAGTCACAAGACGTAGTAAAACGTCTGTAGATGTAGATGAGTCTGGTGACACTATTCGTGAATCAGATGTAGCAAGAATGTCAGACAAAGAGTTTGAAGCTAAATCTGAGGAAATTAACAAAGCTATCCGTTCGGGTAAATTTGTTTACGATGTATCTGGCAAAGCTAGATAAGCTGTTGACAACAAGTAAATCAACAGTATAACTATAGGCACAGGGACAAAAGCCTCTTTTTGACTACCTTTTGTCTCGGCCAAATTTCACACAAAAGTCTAAACTAAAAAGAACTACCTGTTCAAGTATAGGCCCAGTATATACTCGGTAGGCCAACTGAGTATTATCTGCACCCTAGAAAAACAACAGCCTCTTTATAGGTGTTTAGCTTTATTCATAAGCCAAATATCATGGAGGATTTTCAAATGGCTTTTACATCCGCAGCAGGTCACGGAAATTTACCTAACGGTAATTTCAGTAGTGTGATCTACTCCAAAAAGGTACAGCTTGCATTCCGCAAGTCTACCGTAGTAGGAGATATTACAAACTCTGATTATTTCGGAGAAATCAGTGCCCAAGGTGATACAGTTAAGATCATCAAGGAACCTGAAATTTCGGTCAGCTCTTATGCTCGTGGCACACAGATCACAGCACAAGATTTGGACGATGAGGATTTCTCTCTAGTCGTTGATAAGGCTAACTATTATGCCTTCAAGATCGACGATATCGAAGAAGCTCACTCACACGTAAACTTCATGGATCTTGCGACCAACCGTGCGGCATACCGTTTGGCTGACCAGCATGACCAAGAAGTTCTAGGTTACCTATCAGGTTATAAACAGTCTGCACTACATGGTGCTGCAGATACTGTGAATGATACTGTAAACGGTACTAAAGCAGTAACAACTGCAGGTTCAGACGAATTGCTTTCTTCAATGAAGTTGAAGAAGGGTGACTTTGGTAACATCACAACTGCTTCTGCAGGTGACCACTCAATCCCAATCGCAGCTCGTTTACCAGGTGCAACAGATTTACCAACTGCTACGATTTCACCAGCAATGATGGTGGCTCGTATGGGTCGTCTACTTGACCAACAACAAGTTGACACTCAAGGTAGATGGATTGTCGTTGATCCAGTATTTATGGAAATCCTTCGTGACGAAGATTCACGTTTCCTAAATGCTGATTACGGTGAATCAGGTGCTCTACGTAACGGTCTAGTCTTGAACAACTTCCACGGTTTCCGTGTATACAGCTCAAGCAACCTACCTTCAGTAGGTACTGGCCCTGCAACAACTGGTACAGCTAACCAGAACACTAACTATGGTGTTATCGTTGCAGGTCATGACTCAGCAGTAGCAACTGCAGAGCAGATCAGTAAGACTGAAACATACCGTGATCCAGACAGCTTTGCTGACATCGTTCGTGGTATGCACCTATACGGTCGTAAGATTCTTCGTCCAGAAGCAATCACAACTGCTAAATATAACTTGGCGTAAGGGAGGATTGACTTATGGCTAAATCTACTTCTTTGCTTTCAAAAGCAGTCATGGTTGAAAAGGAAGTTGAACTTCCAACTTCAACTGGTACAGTAACAGGTCCAACTGTTGCAGCAGGTACTCTTGTACTAGCAGCAGGTGTTGAGTTGATTGATGCAATGGACTCAGCAGACTACGATGTTACAGTTACTGATGGCACAACTACATTTATGGCTGCTACAGCTGTAGACAGTGGTTCTGCAGGTGACTTCGCATTCGGTACTCAAACACAGGGTATCATTGCTTCAGAAGACACCATTGACGTAACAGGTACTGCAGGTGCTGCTCCAGCAGCAACAGTGACTGCTCGTGTATGGGCAATCGTTGTTGATGTAAATGAAGCAACTAAAGGTGCTGACGAAGTTGATCGTGACTATCTTGCATAACTGATTAAACTTTAGGGGCTGGGCAACTGGCCCCTTTAGGCTATCTGAAGGATTTTTGTAATGGCAAATTACGTTACACTAGTTAATCAACTACTTACTAGACTAAATGAAGTTACTCTTGCTACAACAGGCAGTGGCTTTGATGATGTACGTAACGTACAAGCATTAGCTAAACAAGCTATTAACAACTCCATTAGAAATATCCTACAGACAGGTCAGGAATGGCCTTTCTTAAAAACTACATATACTCAGACATTGACTGCAGGTACAAGACAGTATGATTTTCCTGCAGATTTTGCTACGGTTGACTGGGACACTTTTTATATTAAAGAGTTAGGCTCTGCAAGTAATACACCTAGCTACTTGCCAACTATTTCTTTTGAAGAGTATACTCAAAGATATCGTGGAATAGATGATCAAAGTGATTCTGGATCTGGTGTATCTGCTCCACAAAGAGTTTATCAAACATACGAAAGTAAGTTTGGTGTAACTCCTGTTCCAAATGATGCTTATGAAATAGAGTACGTATATTGGACATTCCCTGCAGATCTTTCTGCCTATGATGATACAGCAGTTATTCCTGACAGATTTAATCATGTAATCATTGACGGTGCTATGATGTACATGATGAGATTTAGATCAAATGATCAAAGTGCTGCTTTACACCAGCAAAGCCTTCAAGAAGGTATTCGTTCTATGAGACGTATTCTTATGGATGATCCACTAGATATTAGATCTACAGTTATTCAAAGAAATAAATCGTTTAGCAATACTATGAGCACTATCGTCTAATGCCTGAAAATTTAGCTTCCTTTAAAGTATTTGCTGAAGGTGGATTGAACCTGAACAGGGACGTGTTGTCTCAAGGGGAAAGACAACCTGGTTCTGCTATTTCCTTACTTAATTACGAACCTGCTATAACTGGTGGATATAGACGTGTCAGTGGTTACACCAACGACTATGGCACAGTACCTGGTGATAGCTCTGGTAGTGTACTTGGTGTAGCAGTAGCTGCTGGTATTAACGATGGTATTCTTGCTGCACGTAAGCCTTCTTCAGGTAACAACTACTTACACTACTGGGATGCTACAGCAGAGTCTTGGACAGCAGTAACTACTTCTGGTTCACCTACAATGACAGGTGTAACAAAAGTAAGATTTACTAGGTTTAACTGGGGGACAGCAAAGGTTATCCTGACAGATGGTGTAAACCCTGCAGCTACCTACGATGGTACAACTTACACCCAGATTACCCATGCTAATGCTCCTACAGATCCTAAGTTTGCTGCAGTATTCAAGAACCATATGTGGCTTGCAGGTGATCCTAGTGAACCTCATAACTTGTATTTCAGTGCACCTACAGACGAAACCAAGTGGGCACCTGCAGATGGTGCTGGTGTAATCAACGTAGGTTTTCCTATTGTATCAATCAAACCGTTTCGTGATTCTCTGTTTGTATTTGGTACGAACAACATTAAAAGGATTGTAGGAAACAACATCTCAGACTGGGCTTTACAGCACGTAACAGATGACCTTGGTTGCCTAGCATCAGATAGTGTTATTGAGATTGGTGGTGACCTAATCTTTTTATCACAGGATGGTATGAGACCTATCTCAGGTACAGATAAGATTGGTGACGTTAACTTGGAAACACTAACCAAGAACATCCAATCTTTTATTTCTGATGTTGTGTTTAATAACGATCTTGATGCTGTCTCTTCTGTAATCATCAGAGGTAAATCTCAGTTTAGATTATTCTATAACGTAGAAAATGGGAATGCACTTCTTGGTGGACTACGTATGGGACAACAGGGTGGCATTGGCTTTGAGTTTGGTCAGATGATTGGTATTGAGGCCACTTGTGCTGACAGTGGATACATCGACAAAGAAGAATATGTCATTCATGGGGACACTTCAGGTAAAGTCCACAGACAAGAATCAGGTAATAGCTTTGGTGGAAATAACATCGTAAGCCTTTACCAAACACCATTCTTGCACATGCAAGATCCAGAGCAACGTAAGATTATTCATACTGTTGCTACTTACCTTAGATCAGAAGGTGATAACGAGATCGTTATGTCGGTTGTATTTGACTACGATGATACCACCATTCTTAATCCAACTAACTTTACTTTAAGCACTGAAGGTGCTGCTGCATATTATAACGAAGCTGTCTTTAATGACTCTTCAACTATTTGGAGTGGTAACCCATCCCCTGTTCAAAGGGTGAATGTTTCAGGCTCAGGTAAATCAGTTTCTTTTAGATATGTTACAAATGACACGAATGCATCACACAGTATCCAAGGACTTGTTGTGACGTTTGGAGTGGGGGATAGATTATAAATGGCAGGTTATACAAGACAGAGTGTAGCTGATATTGTTTCTGGTCAGGTTATTAAAGCTGAACCAATCAACAACGAATTAAATCAGGTACTAGCTGCATTCAATGCAAGCACAGGACACAAACATGATGGCACTTCAGCAGAAGGTGCTTACATTCCAACTATCTCTGATACTAACAACTATAACAAGGTTGTAATTGATACAACTAACAACAGAATTAATTTCTTCACTAATGTTGGTAATGCAGCAGTAGAGCAGGTAAGGATACAAGATGGAGCTATTGTTCCTGTCACTGATGAAGATATTGATCTGGGTTCTCCGACTGCTGAGTTCAAAGATCTTTACATTGATGGTGTGGGTTATATCGACACTCTGGCGGTACATGAAAATGCTACTATTACGGGTAACCTTACCGTTAATGGGAATACTACTCTTGGTAGTGACGATAGTGATACTGTTACAGTAAATGCTGATGTTGCCTCAGACCTTATCCCTTCTGCAGATGCAACATACGATTTGGGTGCTACAGGTAGTGAATGGAATGATGCTTACATTACTGGTACAGCAAACATTGATAGCCTTGTAGCTGACACAGCAGACATTAATGGTGGTACTATCGATGGTACTACTATTGGTGCTACTACCCCTGCTGCTGCTGACTTCACCACAATGGATGCATCTGGTAATGCTACTGTCGGTGGTACACTTGGTGTAACAGGTAACACAACACTGTCTGGTACTCTTGGAGTTACAGGTGTTTCTACTTTCTCTGATACAGTCTGTGCACCTAACCTAAAAGCCACAGGAACCTCAACTCTTAGCACAGTAGACATTAATGCAGGTAATATTGACAATACTGTTATTGGTGCCACTACTCCTGTTGCAGGTAGTTTTACTACAGTTAGTACGTCTGGACAGGGTACTTTTGCTACAGTAGATATCAATGGGGGTACTATTGACGGTGCTACTATTGGTGCTACTACAGCATGTCCTATAACAGGTACGACTGTTGATGGTACAATTATTACAGCAAGCACTTGTTTTGCAGGTAATGTCTGTGGTTCTGTCACTGGTGACGTAACAGGAAACCTTACAGGTAATGCTGCAGGTTGCCATACAGGAAACTTTGATGGTACTGTAGGGGCTACTACAGCTTGCCCTATAACAGGTACTACTGTTACTGCTAACACTTGTTTTGTTGGATGTGTAGTAGGTAATGTAACAGGAGATGTTACTGGAAATCTTACTGGAAATGCTGCAGGTTGTCACACAGGTAATTTTGACGGTACTGTTGGTGCTACGACTGCATGTCCTGTAACTGCTACAACAATTGATGGTACTGTAATATGTGCAAGCACTTGCTTAGATGGACCTTTAGTAGGTAATGTAACAGGCGATGTCACTGGTAATGTAAATTCAACAGGAATTTCTTGCTTTACAAGCCTTAAATTACAAGGTGATATGAATGCTAATAGTAATAAAATTACAAACTTAGCAGATCCTGTTTCTGATTCTGATGCAGCCACAAAATTGTATGTCGATAATGCAGTTGAAGGTTTGGATGTAAAAGGATCTGTTAAAGTTGCTACAACTGCAAACATTACTTTAAGTGGTACTCAGACTATTGATGATATTGCAGTAGTTGCAGACGACAGGGTTCTTGTCAAAGACCAAAGTACAGCTTCAGAAAATGGCATATATGTAGTTGCTGCAGGTGCTTGGTCCAGATCAGATGATGCAGATACCTTTGACAAACATGCAGGAGCATTCTTCTTTGTTGAAGAGGGTACAACAAATGCTGATAATGGTTTTGTTGGTACTGTGGATACAGGTGGTACTCTTGACACTACAGATATCACTTTCGTACAATTCTCAGGTGCAGGGCAGATTACAGCAGGTACTGGTCTCACTAAGTCTGGCAATACTATTAACGTTGTTACTGCAGACTCTGGTAGAATTGTAACAAATGCTGACAGTATTGATCTTGCTACAACAGGAGTAAGTGCAGGAACTTATAAGTCTGTTACTACAGATGTTTATGGACGTATTACAGGTGGGACAAACCCAACTACTCTTTCTGGGTATGGCATTACTGATGCTTACACAAACACCTGCACAGATACACTTTTAGATGCTAAGGTAGATCTTGCAGGAGACACAATGACTGGTGACCTAGCAATGGGTGCCAACTGTGTTACTTCTACTGCTACACCTGCTACAGATGATACCTTAACTCGTAAAGGTTACGTTGATACACAGGATGCTTTAAAACTAAACTTATCAGGTGGTACTATGACTGGTGCCATTGATATGGGTTCTAGTAAGATAACCACAACGTATACTCCAACTGACAATGCCGATCTCACAACAAAAACATACGTTGACGGTATTTTAGGTTCTGCAACTGCAGCAGCTACTTCTGCTACCAATGCTGCTACCTCAGAGACTAATGCAGCCACATCAGAAACAAATGCTGCTAACTCAGCTACTAATGCTGCTGCTTCAGCTACTTCGGCTGCCGATTCTTATGATGACTTTGATGACAGATACCTTGGTGACAAAGCTTCAGACCCATCAGTAGACAACGATGGTGATGGACTTATTACTGGTGCATTGTATTGGAATACTACAGACAATGCTCTAAAAGTATACACAGGATCTGCTTGGGCTTCTGCAGCATTTACACTGGGTGATGCTCTTACTTGTATCCAAGAAGATACTTCTCCTGTCTTAGGTGGTAATCTTAATGCAGGTACAAACTGCATCTATGGTACAGGTGTAGTCTGTGTCTCTAACCTTTGTGGTACACTGACAGGTAACGTTACTGGTAATGTTACTGGTACTGTAAGTGATATCAGTAACCATGACACAGGTGACCTAACAGAAGGTTCAAACCAGTACTTCACAACAGGCAGAGTAGACAGCCACCTAACAGGTGGTACAGGTGTTACTTACACAACTGGTACAATAGCTATTGGTCAGTCTGTTGGTACAGCAGACAATGTATGCTTTGGTTCTGTCTGTGTTACAGCTAACCCAACTTTAGCTTGCCAACTTGCAACTAAAGAGTACGTTGACACGATTGCTGCTGCTGGTATCCACTACCATGACCCAGTACGTGTTGAATCACCAGACAGTGCAGGAAACCTAAATGCTACCTATGACAATGGTACAGCAGGTGTAGGTGCTACACTTACTAACAATGGTACACAAGCTGCCCTAGTTATTGATGGTGTAACCCTAAACACAAATGATCGTGTTCTTATCTACAGCCAAACCAATGGTTACGAAAATGGTGTTTACACAGTTACCAACACTGGTTCAGCTTCAACTAACTGGGTTCTTACTCGTGCTACAGATGCTGACAGTTATGGTGCTTCAGATCAGAATGCACTAGGTGAAGGTGATGCATTCTTCGTAAAAGAAGGTGACACTGGTGCTGGTGAGTTGTACGTGATGAATACATCTGGTACAATTACATTCGGTACTACAAACATTAGCTTTACTGTCGTAGCTGAGACTGCTGTTTACGATGCAGGTAATGGTCTGACACTAGATGGTACAACCTTTGCTGTAGGAGCAGGAACAGGTGTTACAGTCAATGCTAACACAGTTGCTATCGGACAGGCAGTAGGTACAGGCGATACAGTAACCTTTGCCAGAGTATGTGCTCCTGTCACAGGTGCTGTAACTGGTAATGCTACTACTGCAACTTGCTGGCAAACTGGTAGAACAATCAGCCTTACAGGGGCAGTAACTGGATCTGTTACAGGTGTTAATGGTTCAGGTAATGTAAGTATTGCAACGACTGCTACTTCTGATCCTACACTTTGTATCTGTGGGGATGCTACAGGTTCTGCTACATTCACAAACCTTGGTAATGCTAACCTTAGCCTTACTATTGCAGACGATAGCCACAACCATACAGTAGCTAACGTTGATGGACTAGCAACATGTTTGTCAGGTAAAGCTGGAACAAATGGTTCTACATCTAATAACTTTAGTGCAGCCTGTCTTTGTGCAGCTAACTGTTTCCAAGCTCCATACATTGCAGTAAACTGTGGTTGTGCAGTAAACTGCTGGAAATCACCAGTTGTCTGTGGTTCAACTGCTCTTAGGGGTGCCTGTGCAGCTTTAACTACCTGTGTTTGCACACCATACCTAGTCTCATCAGGAATTGTTTGTGCAGGTACTTGTTTAAGAGGACAAACTTGTCTGAACACACCTATTGCTTGTGGATCAAGCTGTGTTATATCTCCTACTATCTGTGGTACTTCTTGGCTTGCAGTAGGTGGCAGATGTATCTGTGAAACTGGTGGTGAGTATGGAACAATTTCTGTTACTACTGGTAATAATAACTGGTGTGGTTACTCCATTGCTAACAACTACGTGTTCATGGCATGTGGTGGATCGATGGGTCTGTACAATGATATTACAAATGAATGGGCACTTCTACATTGTTGCAACGGTTCAACATGTTTATACCACAATGGAACAGCTCAATTTGCAACTACTGGTTACGGTTCTTATACATCAGGTTGTAGCTGTGCATCAAACTGCTTTATCTCACCAGTAGTATGTGGTGTTACAACCAGAGGTACAACAGCTTGCTTCACTGACTTCAACTCTACTTCTGACTGCAGGTGCAAAGAGAACATTGCTACAGTAGATGATGCATACAATAAGATCGGTCAGATCAGAGGTGTGAACTATAACTGGAAAGATTCTGGCAAGTACACAATGGGTGTTGTTGCTCAAGAAGTAGAAGAAGCATTCCCAGAACTTGTTACAACAGATGACGATGGTTACAAATCAGTCAACTATAATGGCTTGGTAGGTGCACTTATTGAAACTGTGAAGTGTCTACAAGGTAAAGTAGAGGAACTAGAGAATGGCTCTAAAGGTTAGTGGTACAACTGTTATTGACGACAGTAAAAACATTCCTTCAGGAACACCATCAGTGCAAGGGACGATAGTGACAGCTAACGTCCTTACTGCACCTTCTGGTACGACAGCACAAAGACCTGCATCCCCAAACACAGGTCACATCTTTTTTGATACAACTCTTGGTACAATAGTTTCTTACAATGGAACCGAATGGGTTTGATTCACGATAGTCTTAGGACGGAGAATATAAATGGCATATAAGATTAATGGCACTACGGTGGTCGATAACAGCAGGAACGTCTGTGCCTGTTGTGTTACCTCGTGTTGTATTACAGCTAGTACACGTATGGATGTTCCTTCAGGTAACACAGCCAGTAGGCCAGCATCTCCTGCTACTGGGTCTATCTACTTTGATACAGACTTGGGTTCTCTTATATCTTACGATGGGACTGCCTGGGCTGCTGTAGGTGGAGGATCTGGTTTAGACTTAGAAGAAATTGTAACTAGTGATGCAGATGCTTGGGCATTTATTGCTCCTTCAGCACAATGTGCATGTAGAACATATAACCCTCAGTGTCATGGTTATGCTTGTTATAAACATGGAGATTTAAAAGATTATTCTTTGTACTCTGTAGCTACAGATACTCCTTGTTTTCATACACTTCTAGCATTTCAAAACTACGGTAATGGTAGTTGTGCTGTACAATTATATTGTAGAGACTCACAACAATACATTTGCTGTGTAGAATGTGGGGAATACACAAAATGTGTAACTGCCCTTCCCTGTAGAACTAATAATTGTTGTATTGGTATGATTGTTGGTTTGGAGCCAAACTGCAATGCATCATTAAATACTAGATTTAATGTTAAAGGACATTTTCCAATTCAGGTTGGACCTGATGGATCTGTAAGAATTTTTGCTGTAGACAGATGTGTCCAAACTGGAACAAACCATTGCCTAGTAGGAGCTAACTGCTGGTATCATATGGGGGAATACTTTGTTAATACAAAGGGTGGAGTTTCCTTAAATGAAAACACTAGTCCTTGGGCTTGTGCTCTCAACATTTGTAAATGTACTAGAGTACCTTTTGGCTATATAGCCACTCCAAGAATTGCAGGTAAAACTCGTGATGGATGGTTAGCTTACTTTAGAGGAAGAATACATTTTAGAGATGATATTGGTTCATCTCCAAATATGTGTTGCCCTGTTAATATTCCTATTTTAAGTAGCACGTATGGAACTGGACTTGAAGAGGCTTGTGATTACTTCTTTATTACAAAACCTGGCCCTGGTGTTCCTTACTTCAATGCTCCTATGTTTCCTGTTTTAACCACAGGCTTGTGTTATTGTTATAACACATCTACACAGCTATGTGATACTGTTTACAATTGTTGTATGGCAAATCAGATACCTTTTAAAAGTACTATAAATGGTTTAGTTGGTTGTAATGAATTTAGCTTTTATAACTCCAGAACAGACATTCCTATGGGTGGTAGTGCTTATAATATAAACAATTATGATTTATGTATTTGTTGTTACTCAGATGGCGTTTGTAATGCTGCATTCTCTGTAGGATGTTGTGCTTTTGCAATACAAAGACTTGTTGGGCATATTGGAGTATGTTGTATATGTTTTAGTAATTTTGCACAAGATTCACAAGGACTAATGTTTCCTTCAAGAGATGGATGTTACTTACACAGAATTTTTATATGTCAGCAAACATGTGCCTCAACTTCTGTCTGCTCCTGTAAAAGGTCTACAAGCAGCTCAGGTGCTAATAACTGCTGGGGGCGTTTTGACAGACTTTACCAAACAAAAATTGACAGGCTTAACCAATGTGTTGTACAACACAAAGGATTCTGTGGTGTAGATAAGCTTGCTTGGGAATGTAATGTTTTAGGATGCAGTGCTTTATCTGAACCTAGACAAACTTGGGTATCTGAGTATCCACAACTTTTGTGTTCAATTGGTGCTGCTATAGATCCAAATAGGGATCACACAGATCTTACAACATACATGAGATTTAATCATTCTGGTAGCAATTATACATGTCTCAGAACCATGCCACTTGAAGAACAACACCATGTTATTTGGAGTAAGGTTTGTTCTAACAGAGGGTTCCTCTTTTATGATAATTGTTGTGGAGAGATGGGGTACTCAGTCTTTGATTGTAACAAAGATCAACTAGACTTTACTTACAATTTTTGTAGATCTTTAGGAGTTCATCCAAACAATCCAGTAGCTAGACATTTAGTAGATTTATTTGGTACACCTCCAGTTTGTATGTCTACCTCTTGTGTTGGCTGTTTTGCTTGTTTCTTTGGTGGGTGTTCCTCTGGGTGGACTGCCTACAGAGAATGTTTGTGTGCTGTTACTGGAAACTGTAGTGTACCTTTAACTGCTAAATGTTTAGGGTATAAGCTTTACTTTGGTGGCTGTTCATGTATGTACAAATTTGTCCCACCAGGAACTGGTTCTCAGTTTTCAATGGTTCATAACAGGTATAACGACCATTTAGTTTTCTTTAGAGCTATAGGGTGTAGTATCTCTAGTTCTGAAAATTACCCTAGTGAGATCTCTTGGATAGGAGCTATTTGTTGGGATCTACATAACCAATGTGTCTCTAAAGTAAATACTTTCTGGCCTCCTCCCCTTGATATATTACAGTATCAGTGTAAAGCATACTACGACATGCACCAGTGTGCTATAGCTTGCTCTACTTGTTATTTTACGTTATGTTCTCCTACCCATAAACCCCAGGGTTGTGGTTATGGTGGTTGTTTCTGTGAGTGTCACAGACCTTGCAACCAAGGTGTTAAAGTTATTCCCTATGGAAACTATAAGACCTGGATTGACAGTGGTTGTACTGACTATGGTGGGCTTGTTATAAGTTCTCACTTAGGGGGAGCAGGGTCATGTCATGGTAATCTAAACAATCTACAAATACGTAGAGATACTACTTGTTGTAATTACTTCTGTTATTATTACTGCACTGCTGTAGCATCTACTGATCCTTGTATAAGAAGTTGTAACTCAAACTTAATTATGAATATCGTTCCTGAAGCAGCTATGGTAGCTAGGGTTCCTTTTACTAAACCTTTAGAATGTATTGGCTGGAGATCCGAACCAGACTTTGCAAAGATGTTTAATGCTGTTATATCACCTCAGTGCTGTGCTTGCTACTTTACAAATTTAATGACTTACGGTGGCACTGAACACCAGTGTATTACAAGACTTGCTAACTGTATGAATTTTAAAGTAGGTGAGTGTCAAACTTGTCAGGCATTAACATGTTGGACCTGTGGTCCATACGGTAGTGTTGACTGTATGAGATGGCACTATACTCTAAAAATAGTAACTAGTAATTGTTGTTTATTTTCTAACTGTTGTTTTGTTACAGGTCAAAGTAATGGAACTTGGTGTCCTGTTCCATTAAGTTGTTACTATGCTTATTTAACTACGTGTGCTCGTACTCATAACTGTGCACAAGTATATAAGTGTGTCCAACCATGTCACTTAAATAAAAGTGAAACATCTAAATTGTATATACACCCTTACATAGAAAGTGATGCTCCAGTAGTGGCACACAACTACTCTAGAAATAATAGAGCAGATGGACGATATATACCTCTTGCTACAGGTGAACACCCAAGAGAATGGTTCCACAGATTCTGGAATGAGTGTATAATCTGTTGTTGCTAAACTAGCATACCTATGATAAAATTCACCAGGGCTGTAATGGCCCTGTAAAGATAATAATAATAAAAAAGAAGAAGACTATGAAAACTGTTTTTGTAATTGATGGTGGAGCAGGTAGGGCTATAGCAGCTATTCCTGCTCTCATCAAATACTCAAAGAAAAACCAAAACTTTAAAGTTATGGTTATGGGTTGGGACTCTCTGTACTGGGGTATCCCTGAGCTACACGATAAAGTATTTAATCCAGATCAAAAAGGTGCCTTTGAGCAATTCTTTATGGATGCTGACAGGGTTATCTCTCCAGAACCATACAGAGTTCCAGGCTACTACAAACAAGAAAAGTCTCTTGCTGAAGCTTTTGATTACTTGATCAACGAGACTGATGATCACTCTGACCTTGGTGCTCCTGTTCTTAAAACAAATAGGCAAGAAGAACTACAGGCTGCTAACTTTATGCAATCTGTAAGACAGCAACAACAGAAACAGAAGACTATTGTTATACAACCTTTCGGTAGATCTATTGAAAAACCACAAGAAGGTGTTTTATTAGATCAGTCTTCTCGTTCTATTAATCCAGATACGTACCTTAAACTAGTAAAGAAACTAGCAACAAAGTATAACCTAGTTTTGTTTGCTGAGAAAAACTTCTGGATGCCTGAAGATACGTACACCATGAAGCCTGAAGCAGACCTTCGTATGTGGTCAGCATTTATTGATGCAGCAGATTACTTCATTGGTTGTGACTCTGCAGGTCAACATATGGCAAGAGCATTTAATAAACCAGGTACAGTAATTATAGGATCTACTTTTTCTATAAATACTAGTTATCCAAAACACTTTAATATTGTAGAAAGGGATGTTCCTAAAGTATACTCACCTATCCGTATATCAGGTCTTGAGTCACACTTAGCTGACAGGTTCAACGAGTCTACAGTAGAGTTTAGTGATGAAGAAATTAATACGATGTATGCTGACATTGTGAAAGACATCGAGAAGAAGGTGAAGTAAAATGAATATCCTAGCAATTAATCCAGGTCATAATGGTTCTGCTGCCTTACTAATAGATGGTGAACTAGAGTTTTACGTAGAAGAAGAAAGACTGTCTCGTAGTAAATATGATGGTAACCCTTTTATGGGAATGCTTGAATCACTTAAGTATGGGGTAGATACTTTAATTATTGGTGGTACACATCCAGACTTACCACAGCTTCCTTGGACTGGCGAAGATCCCTATACTGCTATTATTCGTAAACATAATCCAAATCTTAAAGTAATAAAAGCTGGACATATTCATCATATAGGCCATGCTGCTGCAGCTTTCTTTAACTCAGGGTTTGAAGATGCTGCTGCTGTTATTGTAGATGGTTCTGGAACTAGACAAGATATAAAACTTAATGAGGAAGGTCAAACAAATCCAGGGTTTGAAACAGAGAGTATATTTAACTGTAGTTACTCTGATGGCATAGTTCCTGTGTTTCAATCTTTTGGTGGTAACTTTGATACCATGCCTGTCTCCTCTGATAACATTGAAATGGATAATGCTATCACACTTGTTAAAGCCTATGAAGCTGTATCAGACTATTTAGGTTTTGGTTTTATTGAAGCAGGTAAGACAATGGGTCTTGCACCATACGGTAAGTATGATGAGATGATACCTAGCCTGTTCTTTAATGGTAGAGGAAACAAGAATGTATTTATCCCTAATTACCCTGCTGGTGCTCATATTGATCATGGTCGTCACCCCTATCTAAGTCTTAAAGAAGATCCAAAGGCTTGGCATAATGATCCTAGTAAGGTAACAGAAGCAGCTAAAAACTTAGCTTGGGCAGTACAAGATGAAACACAAACTCTTGTTGGTGACTTGATTGAGAAAGCTGTAAAGAAAACTGATAAGAAGAATATTGTTATTGCTGGTGGGTATGGTCTTAACTGTGTAGCAAACTACTACTACAAGAAACGTTTTCCTGACCTAAACATCTACGTAGATCCTATCTCTCATGATGGTGGTACAGCAATCGGTCTAGCTCAATTAGTCCACTACACAGAAACTAAAGATGAAACTATTCGTCCACTAAGTACTTTGTATCTTGGCCCTAAACGTGAAGAGTCTTACGACTTTGGTGACATTGAAACGACAGAAGTAAAACCTGCTGATGTAGCAAAGCTTATCTCTGAGAAGAATATCGTAGCCTTATACCAAGGACGTTCTGAGGCTGGCCCTCGTGCACTGGGTAACCGTTCTATCCTTTATGATCCCACAGATCCCAAGGGTAAGGACACTGTGAACAAGGTCAAAGGACGTGAGTGGTTCAGACCATTTGCAGGTTCAATGATGCAGGAGTACTTTGAAGAGTGGTTCGAGACATATGGGATGGAAGAGTCACCATTCATGATGTATGCAATGGACTTCAAGTTAGAGAAGCATGGTGAGTGTCCTGCTATCACACACGTAGATGGTACTTGTCGTATCCAGACTGTGACTAAAGAGCAGAATGAAACATACCATACTCTGATAGATGAGTTCCGTAAGATTACTGGTGTACCTATCCTGTTCAACACTAGCTTCAACCTAGCAGGTGAGCCATTAGTAGAAACATTAGATGATGCAATGAGAACTATTAAGAACTCAGACATCAACTACTTGTACATACCAGAACAAGGTCTGTTGGTAAAGTATCCCCACAATGACTCAGTAGTTGAAGAAGAAAAGGAAGAGGCTGCTTAAGGTAGCCTATCCACAAATTGGAGGAGGTTATCGAAAACCTTAGTCTTCTTTCTTAACTTCTCTTTTGAGAACTTCTTTAGCTCTCCTTCAGTGTCCACCCCATGACCAGTTCTTACTAAGATTGGGGTGGCACCAATTCTCTCA